TAACGTAAAATAATAAACGCAGTATGGAATTAAAAGAACAAATATCGAGAGAAGTAGAAAACGCTAAGTATGCAAACCAACATTGTGTTGGAACGGCAGAACGAATATTGCGTTTATTTAGTGTTAGCGGACAGTTACCGCTTGACTTTGTGAAATGGTATTCAGGGATGGAACAGGAAAAGATATTGAAAGCGTATGAACGCTGGATAAAAGAAAGCGGTAATTTACGCTAACTAATGTATATACGCATCATTTTGTCAAATCAATACTTAAAATCAATCAATTATGATTGTACAAGAAATAAAAAAGAGAATACTATTTGAGTTTGAAGGTTTACCTATAGTCATGCTAGAAGATAAATCTATTTACCATATTAAAAGGAAAAAGTTTATTTCTCAAAAATTAAATTGTAGATCTATTGGTTATTGGGTGGATAGAAGATTCTTTACATTAAGGAAATTGAATAATATTTCATTGAAATCGAAAAAAGAAATTGTGATTTCAGAAATAATAGATTGTCCTTTTTAAAAAAAAATGTATCTTTGTAGTTATGATGATAGAAAATATAAGAATTACAGAATTTGCCAAAAGGCATTTCGATCCAAAATTTGGAGGTACAAAAATTTTAAATGTTACCCCTGAAGATTTTGAACATATTATAAATAATTTAGTTACATCAGTTCAAAAAGAGTATTTGTTTGAGCGTATTATTCCAGGGTATGCTGATTTTTGCAAATTATTAGTTGTCAAAAATTTTACAAATGCAAAAACTGGTACTTTACCAATCACGTTAGATAATTATCAATATTTAAGATCTGGATATTCTTCTAGAACAGAAAGTGAACTTCCTGTTATGGAAAGATGGTTTGAGCTTCCTCTTCCTGCTCCAAAAGCTGAATATCTTGTTGTTGTCTTATACTCAAAAGAACAATTGGATAAAGAGAGAAAGGAGGGCGAAGAAGAGCTTGGTGGCGATTGGGGTGTTGTTGCCATACTAGCGCAAATGTCTGCAATTGAAGAGCCAATGAAGCCGATAACTATGATGCGAAATGCGTTGGGAATAGAAGAAGGAGGATCTGGAGTTACAATCGATAGAGACGCTTACAAAAAATCAGTCGACTTTTGGTCTAAGAATGCTACGGTAAAATAATTTTTTGTAACATTTTGAATTTATGGTCGTATTATAAATACATAAGTTCAAAAATATTTTTATGAAAAAATTAATTTTTATTATTTCAATTTCTTTATTTTTATTCTCTTGCGGTCAAAAAGAGTTTAAGAATATGAGTAATTCTACTACTGAAGTTTCTGAAAAAGTAAGTGTAGATCCCTCAATGTCAAACCCTGAATTATTTTTAGGTAGTGGTGTAGGTCCTGCGTTTATGTCTTTTGTTAAGACACAAAATTTTGAGACAGCACTTCAGTTTACTTCTAAGGTGTCAATTGACAAATATGGTAGTGAAGTTATTTTAGATAAATATAAAAGCCTAAAAATAAATTATACTTTGAAAAAAGTTTCTACTTCTAATAATGGTGCAGAAACTATTTTGAGATATACGACTAATGAATTTGCCACAAGTAAATTTAAAGACTTTGTTGTGGTAATTGAGAATGATTCTTGTAAAATTTTATTGCCTAATAATTTAGATGATTTTTTAAAATAAGTTACAAATATTTTTTTTGTATTGTAACTTTTTATAACTTTGTTCGTATAAATAAAAAAATAATAAGATGAGTTGGAAAGATTTATTCATTATAAACAATGAAGAAGAGGGTAAAAAAGAGACGATAGTTGATAATAATACTGAGTCTATAAAATTTCCTAGTGCAACTGTGGGTGTTACAATAGCTCCTGCAGGATTTGGATCATCACATGTAGGAGTGCCAAACGCAGGAGTTCCATTAGAACAAAATCCTTCGTGTCAACCACATATGGAAAAAATTATTCATATGTATGAAATTGGATTTGAAGGTTTGAATATGGAAGGTTATGATTTCTTTGAGTTTTATAAGGCTATAGTATCAGCAGGAGCTGATAATCCAGCTGTTTACCCAATGGCTTTTACTATGGCTCAAACAATGGATAAAAAAATAACTAAAGATTCTTTAGTATCTCAATCTGATTTTTATGTCCAAGAAATTTCTAAAGTTCATACAAAATATGTTGAAACTGGCTCATCTAAGAAAACAGAGTTGTTAGCTAGAAAAGAAGATGAAAGGCAACAATTAAACACAGAAGTGCAAAATTTAAAAATGCAAATAGAAGCATTAACTAATCAAATGAATAATGCACAAAATAATTTAATTCAAATAGATAATAAATATGCTAATGATTTATTAGAGGTTGATTGTAAATTGATGGCTAATGATTTGGCTAAGAATAATTTATTAGCATCAATCAACAAGGTAAAACAAGGTTTAATTAATAATGTTAAATAAAAAGTAGAAAATGGAAACACAGAGCGCATATATGAATTTACCTATTATGAAGCACTTTAACGAAAGTGAGATTTCAAATAAGGTAGATAAGTTTAGAAAAGGGGAAAAGGGATTATTTTGGTTTTTAAAATTGGCAGCTTTAGTAGGGTTAGGGTATTTAACTTGGGTATATGTACTACCGCCATTATTTTTGGCAATAGGTCAATTTTTAGCAGTCGCTGCTACTGGTGTCTTATTGGTTGGTTTAGTTATTGCGATGCCAGTAATTCTAAAAGGAATTAGGTTGTTAACGAGAAATTTGCATAAAGCTATTATTAAGCATGATCCTTTTGCGGAGCTTGAAAATCAAAGGCAGTTGATGATTGCAAATCAGCAAAAGTTTAGAACAGCTAAAGGTAAAATAGCAAATCTTAGACAAGATATGGAAGTTGAAGCTGCTCAATCAGAGAAAGATGCTAAAGAAATGCAAAATAGAATCGTATCTTTACAAGCTAAAGCTCAAAAGTTGAAATCACAATTAGATGAAATGGTTTCTAAGGGTGGTGTTGCAGCTAAAGGTTCTGATGAGTATGTAAACGGAAATGCTGAGCTTATGAAATTACTTTCAGAAGCTCAACGTGTAGGGCATCAAATGGAACAATCTAAAGATTTTGTTACTAAATATGGTACTAGGGCTAATATAATGAAGAAATTCGGTCAAAAATTAGTTATGGTTGAAACTAGTATGGATATTAAAGTGTTAGACTTTGATGCTACAATTGAAATATTAAAAAAAGACTATGCTTTTGCTCAAAAGTCTAAAGAGGCAACTGAAAGTGCAAAGTCGGCAATGTTGTTTACAAAGAGTTGGGAACTTGATTATGCATTAGACGTTGTAACTAGCACAATAGCCGAAGATATTGCAATTACGGCTGGTAATTTAAATGATATAGATACTTTGACAAGTAAATACTCATTAGATAGTGATGAATTATACACTAATCTAGATTCATTAGCCAATCAAATTAAGATTGGAGCAGAAGCTGTTCCTTCAGCTAAAGCATATAGTAATCCAGAATACCAACTAACTAGCGATGATAAGCTAAAAAGTGGTGGGTTTGGTGATCTATTCTAATAAAGCAAAAATGTAATCAAAATTAAATTTTAAATTAAGTAGGAACAAAAAAAAGAAAAAATGGGAAAAATTTTAAGAACAAAAAATTTAACAACTGGTTTTGAAGCAGTAATTCTAGTTGTTGTATTAGCGATTGTTTTGACTGGTGTATATTATTTAGCACCCGGACTTCGTGTAGGTGACTCAAAGCAGTTGGAAGGTATGGAATTGAGTGATGATAATATAGACAATAGCACTAAAAGTGCCTTAATTGAACTACCATCAACAGAATTGTCTAGTATTGCATCCGAAAAACCATTAGTTAGGGTTGCTGGATATGCTTGGAATAGTCAGTCTGGTATTATTGTGGCAAATGGAGGACCTAAGACCACCCAAGGTTCAATTATGGAGAAAAACGGTCTTAATGTTGAAATTATTAGACAAGATTGGGTTTCTGAATTGAGAAATATGCAAATTAAATTTATTGAAGAATTTGATAAAGGTGTAGAATATCCAAAATCTAATAAAAGTGCATATGCTGTAATGATTATGGGTGATGGTGCTCCGTTTTATATTTCAACTATGCAAGCTGCATTGGATGAAAAGTTTGGAGAAGATAAATATCACGTAGAAGTTCAAGGTTGCTTTGGGATGTCTAATGGAGAAGATAAGTTGATTGGCCCTAAAGAATGGAAAACAAATCCTCAAACGATGAAAGGAAGTCTTATTTCTGCAGTTCTTGGAGATGGAGATTGGGTTGTTGCTTTGAATTATGCTTTTGCAAATGGTTTAAAAGTTAACCCAGATGTAACCACATATGACCCAGAAGCTGTAAACTTTTATCCTTCTGAGGATGATGATTATATTAACTCTGCAAAAGAATTAATTAAATCTCAAAATAGTGGATTTACAGTTGAATTGAAAGAAATTAAAGAAGGAAAATTAACTGGAAAAACAATTAAGAAAAAAATTGATGGGTGTGCAACTTGGACTCCTGGAGATAAAATGGTTTTTGATGTTGTTGCAGGTGTTACAGATATAGTTTCTACTAGAGAATTTAAAAATCAAATGCCAACAACTTTTATTGGTGTTAAAGAGTGGGCTTCAAAACATCCTAAAACCGTTTCTAATATTTTAAAATCTGCATTAACGGCATCAAACCAAATTAAGCAATATGAATCTTGGAAAGTAAGAGCATCTGAAGCTGTGTCTGAAACTTTTAATTTAGAAACTCCTAAATATTGGTACAAAATGTTTAAAGGAGAAAAGTTTTCAAAACATGGTATGAATCATAATGTGGGAGGCTCAAAAGTTCTTAATTATGCAGATGTTATGCAGTATTATGGAATTACAGATGGTGTTGATAGATATAAAGCTGTTTACAATCAAGTATCTTCATATCTTACAGAGTTAAACCCATTTGGATTTAATGAGTCAGTAAAAGGAGTTGTTCCTTACAAAGATGCGGTTAACTTATACTACTTGAAAAATATTGAAGATATTGAAGTTGGTACTGCAGAGCATGCTGATTATACAGAAACAAAAACTCATGTAATGGCTTCTGGGAACTGGTCGATAAATTTTTCAACTGGAAGCTCTACGATTGAATCCGTATCATATAAAGATCTTGAAAAAATATATAACTTATTAATTCAAGCTGAAGATGCAAAATTAAAAATTGTTGGCCATACAGATAATGTAGGAAATCCATCTAGCAACAAGGCTTTATCTAGAAGTAGGGCAAATTCAGTTGTTGAATATCTAGAAAGTCGTGGTATCCCTTCATCTCGTGTACAGGAAATTGATGGTAAAGGTGATGCTCAGCCAATTGCACCAAATACAACCGCTGTTGGAAAAGCTAGAAATAGACGTGTAGAAATTACACTTCTTCAGTAAGATAAGTAAAAAATGTTAAAAGGAGAGAGATAAAACACTCTCCTTTTTTTTTGTAAAAATGTAACATTTATAAAGCTTATTCGTATAATAAACAAAATAGTAATTATGAGTATAAAACAAATTCTTGATGAAATTTCTAATGAGCCTGGAAAGAATCAAAAAATGATTATTCTCAATAAGTATGATGAGAATGATTTGTTAAAACGTGTTTTATATATGGCAAACTCTAAAAGGGTTAAGTTTTATATTAAGCAAATTCCTAACTATGAAGTATCTTCTAGTGCTATGTTGAGTTTAGAAGATGCCTTAAATCAAATAGAAATTATATCTAGTAGAATTGTTACTGGCCATGAAGCTATTGATTGTTTAAGGAGCACTTTGTCTTGTTTATCTGTAGATGATGCTTATGTGATTAAGCGTATTATTGAGAAAGATTTAAAAATCGGAATGGATTCAAGTATCAATAAGGTCTTCAAAGATTTGATTGAAGAAACTCCATATATGGGTGCTGTATCATTCGATGAAAAGAAAGCAAGAAAATTGTTTGAAAAAGGGGGTAAAGCATATTCACAAGTTAAGATGGATGGTAGATATTGTAACGCTACAATTCATAACGGAGAAGTTTATTTAGAAAGCCGTCAAGGTGAACCAACAATTGTTACAGGTGCAAAATTTTTAGAAGAATTAGCGCTATTGAATGATGTTGTATTAAATGGGGAATTAACGATGGATGGTGTCCCTAGATACGAATCAAACGGAATAATAGCATCGATTATTGATATTTGTGGAAAGCGTAATTATAGAAATGAGCAAGAAAATGCTAAAAAACTATCTGCTTTTGAGGGTAAGCATGGAGACTTTGAGGAGGCTTTGATGAAAATTCGCTACACCGTTTGGGATATGATTACTATAGATGAATATAATTTAGCATTATCTCATACTCCTTATAATATACGTCTTAAAAACTTGGAAAATGTATTATTTGGAAATCAAAATACAACAAATATGGTTTCTATTATTGAAAGTAAGGAGGTAAATTCTTTCGAAGAAGCTATGGAACATTTTAAACAAATGCTCGGCAGAAACGAAGAAGGTACTATACTTAAAGCTCAAAATGGTTTTTGGAAAGATGGAAAGCCTATTTGGCAGATTAAATTGAAATTGGAGTTAACATTGGATTTGGTTATTACGGGATTCAATTATGGAACAAAGGGTACAAAAAATGAAAACGTAGTTAGTTCTTTAAATGCTGAAACTTCTTGTGGTTTATTAAAGACAAGGCCTCAAGGTATAAAAGAGGATATAATGAAAGAGATTACAGAAAATCAAGATAAATTACTAGGTACAATTATAGAAGTAAAATGTTCAGGTCTTTCATTTGACAATACTGGGTCTTATTCGTTGTTATATCCATCTTTTAAAAATTTTAGAGATGATAAAAGTGTTGCAAATTCTTTATCTGAATGTATTGAAATACAAAATGCAGCCTTAGGTTTAACAAATTAAAAATAAAATTAACATGAAAAAAACATTAGTATTATTAGTTATTTTAATATCAACAACATCTTGGAGTCAGTGTAGTGATAACGCATTAAATAAATATGTATCTTGGGGAGTATCTCTTTCTAATAACACAGAGTTCAACACTGGATCTTATAGTTCATTGGAGTTTGGTGCAGTCATAAATGATGTTGGGTTTGGTTTAGCTCTAGGTCGTGGAAGTTTAGAAGGTGTTTTTAACAATACTGACAATATTAGAAACTATTTTTATGAATTGAAAGTTGTTCCATCTTTCCCTATGGGTAAGGTTTATGGAAGTGTAATTTTTGGAGTTGGATCCTATTTTGACACAAAGCATAATTTTATAGAATATGGATTTGGAATATCATATACACCTAAGAAAATTGGTTATGGTATATCGGTAAGCAACTGGGATGGTGTTAGTTACATCAGTCCATCAATTACCTATAATTTTTAAATAAAAACAAGTATGAATATTTTTAAACCTTTTGAAAATATTAGTGGTAAATTTAGAACATTAATATTGTGTGGTTGGCTATTTTTTATAGCTACATTATGGATTGTGTTTTCATTTAGTGAAACACATATGTTTCCAACTCCTAGTCAGGTGTTTGGGGGATTGTCTGAGTTGTATAAAGAGGGATTAATTGTGCATATATTTAGCTCCCTTGCTTTGTGTGCTCAAGCTGTATTAATCGCAATTATTATTTCATTGACATTTGCTTATTTATCAACATTGCCAATTATATCACCAATATCAAATATGTTGAGCAAGTTTAGATATTTACCGCTTACAGGTATATCTTTCTATATTGCAATTTTATTGAGTGATGGTAGAGCAATTCAGGTATGGGTACTTGTAACGTTTATGACAACTTATCTAACTACTTCGCTGCTTGCAATGCTTAAGGATATTCCGCAAGAAGAGTTTGATCATGCTAGAGCACTTGGATGCAATCGTTGGGAGATATTATGGGAAGTTGTTATCAAGGGGAGAATAGATTATGTAATTGAAGTAATTAGACAAAATCTTGCTATTGTGTGGATGATGCTCGTCACTGTTGAGAGTATATTAGCTGCAGCGGGAGGTTTAGGGTTTTTGATTAAGAACTCGGATAAGATGATGAATCATGGGAGAATTATTGCTTTACAATTAGTAATTTTGTTTGTTGGATTGTTTATGGACTTTGCATTAACATTCCTTAGAAAAAGATTATTCAGATACTCAAAAATTTAATTATGGTTAATTACATACTAGGATTATTAAAAGGTTTGATAATAGGTATTTGTATCGCAAACTTAGATGAGCCATATTGGGGTTATCCTTTATTTATAGGTTTGTTTACAATGGTTGGTGTTATAATTGAAATTAAAAATCTACAGAGAAAATGAAATATGAAATTAAAGATACAATCTTATGTTTCGATAATGTAAGTGTTGCATATGATGGAAAAACAATTATTAAAGATATTAACCTTCGTGAGAATGATGTGATATCAGCTGGAAAAGTTGTTGGTCAAACAATTGCTGTAGTTGGAAGATCTGGAAGAGGAAAGTCAACTCTTTTTAAAGTTCTAACTGGTCTTGTAAAGCCAACAACAGGTCAGGTATTAATTACTGATGTGAATAGTGATATTAAGGATGATGCTAAAGTTGTGTCTGAAGGTGATGTTGGTTTTGTAGATCAAAAATATACTTTGTTCCGTCATAAGACAATTCAACAAATTTGCAATTTCGCTCTTCGTAAAAAAAACTTACCTAAAGATGAAAAGGTAAAATTGGTTGATAAATACTTAACTGAATGGGGTTTGTTTGAGCATAGAGATAAATATCCTTGTGAACTTTCTGGGGGACAGAGGCAGAGAACTGCAATCATTGAGCAAATCCTATCTTCAGGTCATTTTATGGTTTTTGACGAACCGTTTAGTGGTTTAGATGTCGGAAATATTGAAAATGTAAAAAATTCATTCAGTTTAATTCAACAAAGTCACGAATTGAACACAATCATATTTTCAACACACGATATTAATTTAGCTGTTGAGTTGGCTGATAGTATTTATGTTGTTGGTCACAAAGATGGATGTAAAGATTATAGCACAATAGTTAAGCATTATGACCTTAAAGAAATGGGATTGGCTTGGGAAGAATTTAGTTCTGAACATCTAAAACTTGTAGAGGAAATTAAAAATGTTTTATTAAATTCATAAATTAATTGGGTATATATGACAAATGCAGAGGATGAAAATATAGCCTATTCCCTAGGTGAATATATGGGAAAATATATTATATATAATTTTTTGCCAACTCTTAGTTGTGATTATATTAAAACAAACACTGTTATACAAGTAACTATGGGGGAGGCTGAAAGGTTAAAAAATCTTGAAGATGTTTGGCGTAGTTCTTATTATGATAAAAGTTCAGACCCAATAGAAACTCAAAAAAAATGGATTGAGTTTAGAGACTTTGACAATAGTCTTGAGCAAAAATACTTGCCTCATATTTTAGAATGTTGTCTCCCTAAAATTTATTTTAATGAATCAGATTTAAAATCAATAAAATTAGGTATACGTATGTCTTTGTGGGATTCGGATTGTTGTGCGTATGAAATAGAAAATATTGAAGATATTGAATTATGGAATATTGAATATCGTACTATGTTAAAATTAAAGTTAAGGATAAATAAATAAAGTTATGGTAGAAGAAAAATCAAAAGCAAGAAATCAAAGAGACATTATTATTAGTGTTTTACGTTCTAAATTTAACGAATATTCAAATCTAGATTTATATCCAACAGCAGCGATGGATATACAGATAGATATGTACCAGCTTAGAAAAGCATGTGCAAAAAGCTTTAGAACAAAAGTTGACCCAAATACAAAAAACTTTAAACCGTATAAAATTGAATCTGTAAAAAATGATATTCTTCCGAATATGATTTTACAATTTGGTTTTAGTGCTAAAGAAAAAGGAATACAAATTCGTAGTGAAGCAGGTATGTTTGCTTTAAGATTTACGGATGATTCTGTTATGTTGTTCGCTCAACGTGTTGTCGGAATGGGTAGAAATCAAAATGTTGAAACTTATGCGGTTGCTACAAAACAAACAATTAACAAGTATTATTCATATCTTAATAAAGAAGCGAAAATAAACTCAAAACCAAAAGTAGGATTATTCAGAGTTTCAATAAAATCAACTCCAACTGGAGAAAATAAACTAAACTATTCACCAGTTAAGTTAAAACTTAATGGTAAACAAGTTTATCATCAAAACAAAAAAATAGTCGAACAAGATGTAAGTCAATTTTTTGAGAATATTGATTTATATACACGATTTAACCAACCTGGGTCTAGAAGACTTCTTTTGGTCGGAGAGCCTGGTGGAGGAAAAACAAGTGCTGCAAACGAAATTGCAACAAAATATGCAGAAAATATGTGTGTTGTAATCGCAACAGACTTAAAAGCTGTAATGATGCATACATACAATATATCAAAGGCAAATATGCCAACTCTTATTATATTGGAAGATGCTGAATCAACAATTCCTTGGGGTAATTCAGATGTTTTAAATTATCTAGATGGTATAAACCAACCAAGAACTGAAAAGGGTTGTTATATGATTTTAACAACAAATTTCCCTCAAAGAATTGAGCCAAGAATTTTAAAAAGACCAGGAAGAATTGATAAGATTGTTAAATTTGGGGTTTTAGATCAGGTTAATTCTATTATGTGTACTAAGCATTATTTCAATGGAATTTTATTTGATGTTGAAAAAGATAAAGCTCCAACAATTGAAGAAATGTTAAAGCAAGTATATGAAAAAATTATTGCTGTTGATAATGAAACAGGAATGACTGGAGCTCAGATTAAAAACTTATCTGAAGCAACTATTTCTTATGCTATTTCTAATAAGGTTGAAAAAATTACTATTGATACACTAATTAAAGTTAAAGAGCAATTAAGTAAAGACTTGAAAGATGTTTATGAAATGGCGGATGATGAAAGTATGACAACTAATAAACCGTCTCCAATTGGGTTTGATACAGCGAATCATGCTAAGAGACATCATTGGGATGAAAAATTGGATTGGGATTCTATTATAAATCCTAAAACAAATAACCCACAAAGAAATGGGGATGAGCTTGGTTTTTAAATGTCTATTATTCAGTATTTTATAAAATATTATTAATTTTTTTAAAAAAAAGTTTTGTTTTTTATGTAACTTTTTATACTTTTGTACGTATAAAATATAGAAAACAAAATTTTACAACTATTTAAGATAAAAAGAAAATGAAAAAAGTATTAACATATACAGCAATTATGCCCGCTATGCCGATGAACGGCTTAGGGAATGCGTATGCTCCTGCCTATTATAGCTTGGGAGAAGCGAGTATGTTATACTTTAATGAAGTCTTATAGTAGATTAGAATTAAATAAAAAAGATATAACAAAGCTCGTTTCGAAAGATTCGAGCTTTTTTGTTTTACAACGTTGTTTGACATATTGGTGATGAAGTTGAAAGATTGACGAAAGCGCTCTAACGAAACTGCATTTTGAAAGTTTCTGAGTACTACTGAATAACGAACGCAAAAGCTTTAAAAACCGAGAACTAGAGGAAGGGTCTAGACAGGTTCAGTAGGGGGAGGAAATTAGTATGGATGTAGAAGTAGAAAGGGGGAGTAATTGATTGAGTAAGGCATATGAAACACATTGGGAGTAGCTTAATGGGAAAGCACAGGAATAGCATTTGCGTTTTGGAGTCCTGGGATGTAGGTTCGATTCCTACCTCGTGAGAAGGTGGAGTATGTCAGATTTGGTGCATTAGGGTAGTGGTTATCCTTCTTGACTGTCTATCAGGAGACACGAGTTCGATTCTCGTATGCACCGCCAAAATAGTGCAGTGGGCTAATTGGTAAGCCACCACGTTTGGGACGTGGGTATCATAAGAGTTCGAGTCTCTTCTGTGCTACTAAATACAGGTAATTTAAGTTCGAAATGCTTAAATTAGATTTTTAATAATTATTCTCTATTTATATTAAAAGAATATGGGTAGAGAAGAGTTATTAAATATTATAAAAAACGCAAAAACAAAAACAGAAATATTAAACATATTAGGCTATCATAAGAATGGAAATGGTTTTAAAAAAGTAATAACATTATGTGACAAATATGATATTGACTTTAGTAAAGAGTTTGGTGGTAATATAAAAAAATATAATGAGTGTAAAAATTGTAAAAATACAATAAACTTAAATAAAAAGTTTTGTAATTCATCTTGTGCAGCAAAATTTAATAATAAAAATAGGGTAATGTCAGATGAAACAAAGACGAAAATAGGTTTAACGTTAAGTAATAAGTATAAAAATGGAGAATTGGTTGCAAGCAGAAGTAAGACGGGAAAGTGTTATAATGCTAATTTTGGTTTAATAAAGTCGAGTAATTATGATTACATAAATAAACACTACAAATATAATTGTAAATATTGTAACAAAGAATTTTTTACTGATAAATTTCCTAGTTGGAGCAGAAAAACGTGCTCTAAAGAATGTGCAACAAAAAGTTCTTTAAATAGAAGTTATAACAACGGATCAAGGAAGACTATATATTATTTTAATAAATATATTAATAGCATAGTTGTTCTTGAGTCAACATGGGAACTGAAAGTTGCTGAATTATTAGACTCTAAATCAATAAGATGGATAAGACCTGAAAGTTTAACTTGGATTGATAAAAAAAATAAAGAAAGACAATATTATCCAGATTTTTATTTAAATGATTACAATTTGTTTTTAGACCCAAAAAACCCATATTGTATGAAATTAGATAAAAGCAAGATGGAGTATATTAAAAAAAAGGTAGATATAAGGTATGGTGATGTTAAATATATAATAGATATAATAAATAATTTAAAAAAACTTTAAAAATAATGAAATGGGGGTGTAGCACGTGTTGGCCAGTGCGCCTGCTTTGCAAGTAGAAGGTCGTGGGTTCAATTCCCATCACTTCCACACAGAGACTGTTATAATTTTAGTCACTTTTTGGTGTGGTGTAAAAATTAAATTGGGGGTATCGACAGGGTCTGGTCGTGTCTGTAAAACATCGCCTTGGTGGTTCAATTCCATCTGTCCCCACAAAAAATATATTTATTTTCTATTTTTTAACAAAAAACAAAAAAATAACATATTTAATATAAAGCACAAGTTTTTTGGGGGATTAGCTCAGCTGGCTAGAGCACCTGCCTTGCACGCAGGGGGTCAACGGTTCGACTCCGTTATTCTCCACTAGCAGAAACGGTAAATTCGATACCACAAACTGAAAATGAAAGTAAATCGAAAAAAGGAGTGTTTAGCAATTAATTGCTCAGTAGGTTAAACTACAAACTTAAACTATTAGAGGGGTAAAATCCCTCTAATACTCCAAAAAAATCTATTTTTTATTTATTTAATTAAATATTCACTCTAAGAATATTGGCGTGATTATTCGCCAAATAAAATGTCGGTAACGCATAAATGGTGGTGCGCCAGACTTCCAATCTGGAATAGAGACGGTTCGATCCCGTTTACCGACTCCAAGTATGTAGATCCATACAAGTAACAATGTGGGTGAAAGTCCCACAAATTTACCGATGTCGTATAATGATAGTACGGGTTCCTCATAAGAACTAGGCTTAGGGTTTGATTCCCTTCATCGGTACAAGTATTAAAGTTTCTGAACTTTAACCTTCAAATCACCATCACCTTTTATGATTCTATGGAATGTATTTTTTGGAATGAATATTTCACCCTCAAGTTTTATTGGAAGTTGATTATCCATTTGAAATAACCAATTGGTATTTCCAATAGCTTCAACTATTCTATCTTCTTTGTCTCTATGCCAAACCAGTTCTGAATTATCAACAGAAGATTTGAATATTCTTTCGCTAATATTTCCTTTTATATTTTCTTTGTATGGATTCATAATTTTACCACCATTTACCTCCACCAGAAAGACCTAATTGTTTTGCATATCTAGGAAGTCTGCAAGACCAATATCCTGGAGTTGTTCTATCATTCTTTTGCTCACAATTATGCCTATCAGCAAATCTTTTTCTTGCTTTAGGGTCTCTCAGTTTAACTGCTAAATTTCCACCTCCTGATTTTGCACCAAAAGAAACTTTTTTAATTTTACCAGTCTTTGGATTTCTAACATATACATAGAACTTTTTTGAGCCACCTCTTTTTGGTTTACCAACTTCAACGTTCTTTCCTTGGTATTCAGCTTCATTTATTACATCCCCACCTCCCAATTCTTCAAAAATGAAGTTAAGCTTTATTTTTTCACCATTTAAAATACAAAAGTCATCATCGTGTTCTGAAATAATGAACTCATCATTCTCGTTTAGGTCAATTACATCATTCTCATATAGATACTGAACTTCTGAAATAAGATTAAAGTATTGTTCTGAACCATATCTAAATACACATTCACTTAATGAAATTCCATTGTCTAAATGATATTTAAGAGCTTCAGAAACCATAGAATCTTCTTTTAGATACATAGGTCTAGACCAATCATTGTATACTTCGTTTATATTTCCGAAATATTCAACAGACTCACCTTTAAGGTCTTTCCATATATTACCCGCTCTACATTGAACAACAGCTCCAGAGGCATAAGCAGAAGGCCAACGATTGTATTTTCTTTTTGCAATCTTTATGCATCTATCAGCTTTCTTTTTTTTACCCTTTTTTCTTTTACGTTTTATTTCGTTTAAGAATTGTTCTAAAGCTTCTCTGATAATATGTCTTATTTCTTTTTCTTCCATGAAATAGTTTTTTTGCCTTTTTTCTTTTTCTTTCCAATAGAATTACAAGCGCCTAGCGTAGGTCTACAGGCTGGATATTTTCTATCTGCCCCCCTACCTGCTTTATCTCTACCGCAAGGAACTAAATTACCTTTTTTGCTCGCCTTACAATCAATCCAACCTTTTCCTTTGTTTCTAGAAAACCAACCATGAAGACCTTGCTCTTTTTCTTTTTTAAAGATGCTTTCTTCTATAATTTGATAGAATATTTCTCTTATTATTTTTCTGATTTGGTTTTCCATTTTTTTTTAATGACCTTGAGCTTTATACTTTTTTTTGTAGTTTTTTGAAGTTTTTAATTTAGATGTTTTGCTTTTAGCATGAACACCTGGACGTTTCTTTTTACCTTTTTCTTTGAATTTAGAACCGCCTGCTCCATCTGTTTTTTTAATCTTTGCCATAATTGTTCTTTTTTTAATAAATATGTTTTAAAAATTAAAAATTTACCAACTACCACCATCTAATGTTACTTCGCTTTCTCCTGAAAAATTTTGTATTGCTACACTACCATCGTTTTGAATTACTAGATAATTTGTTAATCCAGTAACTGTAGATAATGAAGTTAGATTTATTGTGTTTGCGGATACAGATAGTCCAGAAAAAGAATCTAAAGAAAATAGGTAATTGTTATTGTATATGTGTGTGTCTTGAGTTAGACTACCTCCCAATCCTATTGTTTGTCCGCTAATAAAAGAAAGACCATTTCCAGGGGTTGTAGAGCCTGAGTTTAATGCCGTCTCAAGTAGAGTAAAATTATAGTTATATCCAGATAAAACTTCATTGAATTTATAATCAGGATTTACTCTAACTAATGGGTATATAAAACTATAAGGCATTAAATAAATTAATTTAAATATAAATAGGTTTAAAAATAAAGGCTTGATGAAGTTTTAATAAAAAATGAAACCCCTCAGGCAGCGACTCTTGAGGGGTTTCTCACCATAACTAGTGAACGGTCCTAAATCCGTATTTTTATAATCCTAATGCTGAATCAGAATGGGGTGCATGTTGACCTAGTGGTATATTTTTAGATACTTTTCCTATCTGACCAGCTGTATGTCTTTTTCTTTGCGAATCTTCATCTAATGAAGAATCATGAATTAAACCTATATATCCAATTTGTGGGTTATAATACATAATATACCCATCTTTTTCGTATGTTTTATCTAAAGAGCCAAAACCAGTTTCATTTGAGGTTTCGTGATTTCCTGGTTGATGCCATTGCATAAGATATTGCATTGCCTCATCTTCCCCATCTTGTTTCAAAATATTTAAAGCATGATTGGCTTCGTGATCTTGTAAAAAAACAACTTCTTCATATCTATCATCATCTGAGTATTCTCTGTTTAAATCTTCTTGAGCTTCATAGTCAAGCATTGCTTTGTTGAATTGGTAATCTGTTTTATCCATATCTTCTTCTATACTCTCATTTGTACCAGAGAAATATTTTTTATTTGAAATAAATTCATGCCAACCTTCAGGTGTACCCTTCCAATTTTTCATCCTTAGTTTTTCAAGTTCACCTTTAATGTTTCCTGTGCCTTTTAATACATTTTTAATTGAAGAAACAACATCTTTAAGTTTAATTCCTTGACCTAAATTTTTCTCAATATCTGTTTCATAAGATGATGAGCTAGTTTTTGGATATCCTACACTTCCTGAAGCAGTAGATGTATAGTTTCCGAAAACTTCTTCTACAGCATCTTTAACAGCTTCTCTCATTAATGTTTCAGGGTAGTTTACAGGTTTTTCATTTGTTCCTTTTCCTATTGTATGAGAATGCCCAATCCCTTCTTCTATTTCTTCTTCAAATTCTTCTTCTTTTTCAATATCATCAGAATTCCATGTATCTCCTTCGCTTGTTTCGTTCATTAAAAAATCAAAAACTTGGTCAATACTTTCTTTAGCTGTTGCAATGTGATCTTGAGCCCAATCATGACCATTTTCAAGAATTGAATTTAATTGGTCTTCATCCATATCTAATAGCAAATCTGCTTGTCTTCTAATTTGTTCTAAATTACTAAAAAACATATATCTAGTTGATTCGTAAGCCTCTTCGTTCATTATAGTATTTTCTTCTTGTAGTGTAGCTATAAGAGTTTTAGGGTTAACTATGCTAGGAATCATAGTGTTATCTGGTTTAATCCAATTAACTTTAACAAACATTTTATTTGTTTCATCGTCTTGTTTAAGTCTCTCTACATATCCAAGAATACCAGTTTCAACATCTTCAACTTGAGATTTAAGTTTAATAGGATTTCCTTTAGAATCAGTTATATTTTCAAATTTTTCAAGTTCATTTAAGCTACCTTTTCCAAATCTATCTTCCTGTGCTTTTCTTTTTCTCAATAATTCAACATAATATTCAACTTCTGCTTCATCAGAAGGAAGTTCTAAATTTGCTTGTTTAAGAGATGATTTAAGTTTGCTCTTGAATTTAGGGTCTTTTTCAAATTTACTAGTTCCAAGTTCTTCGAAATCACCTGCTGTAGGATCAGCATTTATATCAGCCATAGCTGCTTTCATAGCACTATCATCAAATTCAAGTTCGTCGAAATAACTTTCTTTAAGCATTTTTAAAATATAGTTCTCTAATTCTTTTTCGTTGATATTTTTCATAAAGATGTTTTTGATATAAATAGTTTTAAAAAAGGATATTTTTTATTAATTTTGTTTATGTAAACATAAAAAATATGATTGATAAATTAAAGCAAATAGAGGATAGATTAATATTAGAATTATTATCGCAACCAAATATTTGGACTTCTGTTGTGTATAATTTACAAAAACCTATTGTTGAAAAATTATATACAAAAATAAATAAACACATAATATCTCTAGAATTTATACATACTTCAGAGGTAAATGATACTGCTCAAAAAATAAACAAATCCACAAGTGCTATTCATATATTACAAGGTTCTTTTGAGGTAGACTTTAATGAAATAGGTATAACCATTTTTGCGCCCAACGGAAATTTGTATTTCGATATTAAATCAAAAGATTGCTCTTACAAGGCTAGATCTACAAACTCTGCATCTTCTGTTGTAATGTTATCTGAATTTTCTGAAGATTTAATTTTGGAACAAAATAGTCAACAAATAGACTATACTAGAAAATCTATTATTATAGAATATTTTTTAAACTATTTTAGAGGTCAATACCAAAACGAAAGATTAAAAGAAAATATAAATATACAAAAAGGTGATTGGGTTGAGTTTGACCTAAATCTTATGAGTGAATATGATAAAAAAAGCTATGTGTCTATTTTAAATATGAGGGGTTTTGTAATTAAAGCAACCGAAACTTTAATAGATGCAAGATTTGGAAATGACAGAGTTCAAGTTAGGTCTTGCTTTTTGAAAAAGCTTTATGTATCAGATGCTCAAAAGCCAATAGAACAAACAAAAAAAAATGAAAATGAATTAAATGAAGATGATGAAGATTTTGATCCTGATTTTTTATAAAATAAACTATTAATATGTCTGAATACAAAAAATTTTCGCAAGAATTATGTGATGAGAATGATCGATTATCAAAAGAGGTGGCAGTTGACTTTCTTGAGTGGATTGGACACTATAAGTTAGAAATACCACTAGAAGATCAAATAGAAAAATTTAAGAAACAAGATTTTGAAGTTTTGTTGATTTCTAAAAATAGAAAAGTAAAAGTGGAAGTTGAGAGAAAAAAAGTGTGGACAAAAGATGGTGTTTGGCAAGGCTGGTCAACTATAGATGTTCCACAAAGAAAAAATGAAAGTGAGGCTGATTTGTTTATTATGATAAATAATTCATGCAATACGTTGGCTGTAACAACTATGAACAAAGTGTTAGAATCAAATATAACATCTAAAAAAACAATATATACAGAAAAAGAAAATTTTTTTAATGTTGAATTAAATAATTTTAAATTCTACTTTAAAGAGGGTGATTGTTGGAAAAAAGTTTAAAATTATATATCTATTTATAATAAATAAAAAATTATGAAGTTTTTGATTTTTACTACTATGTTAATAGGTCTGTGGTTGTTAGTTTATTCAATAGTTGATGAAGTAAAGACAAGAAACTTGATTGATCAAATTAGAAAAAAAAATAAATACAATAAATAAAAGATTTATGTCAAAAAAAGTATCAGAAACAAAGCAGTTTAAAGTGATTATAGCTGCTTTAATATTATTTATGAATATAGCTTTTTATACATTGGAAGCAGAAGGGCTTGGAACAGGTTTTCAAGCTGCTTATGACATACATCCATTGTTTGGAATCTTATTGTCTGCTGTAATAGCCGTTCCTTTTTTAAGTTATGTTTATTTTATAATTAAAGATGTATAAAATAATTTTTACTTTATGAAGTAACTTTTTTAAGTTTAATTCGTATAAATTAAAAATATATTATTATCTTTGAATTGTTATTATGTCGCTCATAATTGTTGAGCCCTAAATTTTTGGAGGAATTTTCCTAGAGTGAGTTTGTATGGAAACTCCCAATAACAATTTTTTAAAAAAATTTAATTTTTTTCAAAAAACATTTTGAATTAATTTTTTTTTGTTTTACTTTTGTATCACAAAACAAGAAAACGTTCTTTGAATTTTAAAATATTGTCATCTGAATAAATGTTTAGGTTCAGTCGACAGTAATAGTATGTGAGGAAAGTGAGACTGTGTATGACTTGAGGATTTGCTTAAAACGTAAATCTAGAATAGTGGAAGCCCTTCGCATTTAAATTGATTGTGAAATATAAATCAGCTATTACAAATCAGATGACAAAAAAAGTTTTAGGCAGTTTGGTGTCTATTTCACTCCTATGAGTGAAAAGCCCTTTTTGGGAAAATAAATCTTGGTAACAAGAAATAAAGGGGAGGTTGAAATCTCTTCGCCTTATCAATAGCTTGCTATTGGATAGGATGTCCGAAAAATAGACTAGTATATATTTTAAGCTAATGACGAATGTTGAGGTTTGAGATATACCATCAAAGTGTACCTCTTTGGTGGTTGAGTTCAGAAATGAGCAATAAGAAAAGTCAATGTTTGATGGTGTGAGTTCTCGCAAAGCAAATGCTGTCAAATAGTGCTAATTGGTTGACTAAAGACCTATGATAGCTTCTGAAATGGAGTTGTTATGTAAAAGAGTTAATCGGTTGCATAGTGCGCATGCAAAAGCGTACAGAAGGCGTTGCAGTATTTCGTAGAGCAATTTATGAATCTGTCACTCACAGGCACGTCTTTATTCGTTATAGGTATACACAGCAATGGTAATATCCAGGTTCGATTCCTGGAGTTTTAATTTGAAAATAAAACTCTGATTAAAGCCCAAGACCTGTGAGCGTTAATATTGAAAGACCTCTCAGATCCCGACAAGTTTGCTTGAATTGGGAGCGTATTCACCCGCAAGGTGATATGAATTGTAGTGGAAGTTTTGTATGGGTAGGCATACACGTATAGGGCGAGTATCTGCAGAGTAGATGTTGACGAAAATGTGTGGTTATCATAAATAACCGAGGTTACTCAGGTGATTCATTGAAAGATGGTCGGACAAAGTAGGGAACTAATAATCCTATTAAAATCTGAGATTTAAACGATAGTCTAAGCGTTTTTTTATTTTAAAAAGAAATTTAAGCCAATAGGATTTCCTATTGGCTTTTTTGTTTTATGTTTTTGTGTTTTTGCTTCATATTTATTTATATGAATAAAAAAATTAGAACTTTAATTCGTGAATTTGTTCAAGAAGTTGAATTGCTAGAGGATTATCCTGCGAGTTTTGATATGGAGGTTTTCAAATCCTTAAAAAGTCATGCTGGTAGAAATAGATATGCTCAAGAACATCTGCAAAGGTTATCATCGGGATCATCAAGAATTGTCTATAAGATAGATGAAGAAAAAGTTCTTAAGCTAGCAAAAAACGATAAAGGTGTTGCTCAAAATGAAGTAGAAATTGAATATGGTCAATATAATGACATAAAAGATATTGTTGCCAAAATATTTGACTATGATGAGCAAAATAATTTGTGGGTTGAAATGGAATTGGCTAGAAAAGTTAAAGCATCCGACTTTAAAAATATTGTAGGATATAACTTTGAAGATATTAAAACAGCAATTCATAATGTTGGTGTTGATTCTGGAAATCTAAGGAGAGTTGCAAAATATGAAATGAGTCAAGAGTTGGCGGATGATATGTGGGAAAATGAATTTATGTATGAACTATTTGGTTTTATAGGTAATTATGCAGTTCCTGTAGGTGATTTAATGAGATTAAGTTCTTATGGAATTGTTAAAAGAGATGGTCAAGATACAATTGTTTTGATTGATTATGGCTTAACTCATGAGGTTTATTCAAGTTATTATTCTTAAATGATATGAAATTAAGAAAGGAAATTAGAACAATTTTAGAACGTGTATTGGTTGAGTCCGAAGGAAAGCATGTGACTTGTCAAAATTGTTTTCATCATTGGGACATAAAAAAAACAGATGATAGTCCATATTTTTGTCACATTTGTGGATATGATAATAAGGAAAAAGAGTTTGATTTAGATAAATTGAAAACATGGATGAAAAAACATTATCAATTAAATGAATCTTTGGATTCTAATAAAGTTTTTTCAGGAAAAGAAGTTAATAGGCATATAGAGTTAATCACTCCAAATGAGGAAGATTTGCCTGATTGGTTTATGGATAAATTAATTAAACCAAGAAAGTTTAAAATTCAAAAAGTAGACTTAAATCAATTATTAAATACTGATTCAGATTTTGCCGAATATTATAATGAAGGTGATTTTGAAGATAGATATGAATATGATGATTTAGACTCTGAGGGTTTAAATCAAGAATTGGTTGTTGTTGACGGTCAATTGCTTGATGGATATAATAGAGCTTCAATGTTGTTAAGTAAAGGAGAGGATTATGCAGAAGCTTTTGTAGCTTTGCCTAAATAATAATATGTATGAAAAATATCAGAAAAATAATTAGAAAAACAATCGCAGAAAACTATAATTCTTTAATGAAAGAAATAGAAGTTGCTCAAGGTTTAGATTTGACTCAAGAGGAATTAAATGAAATACTTAAAGGTTATTTAGAGGCAGCCATTTGGACTGAAGAAGAAAGGTTAAGGGAAGATTATGAGGAATCTTCATATGATGAAGATGAATACAATGAAGACGAAGAAGATGAGGACGAAAGTGAAATAGATAAATTGATAAGACTAAAAAATCAATTTGAAAGATTGCCTTTTGAAAGTTTTATCTCTCAAGGTTTAGATGAGGACTCAAAAATAGATTCTTACTTAGATATAAAAAAGTTTATCAGTTTAGCAGGAAAAGAAGCTGTAGAAGAAGCGATAGAAGACCAAGGTTTGTTTAGACTTGGTATGGATATTTGGTTGACTAGAAATGGTCATGGCTCTGGATTCTTTGATCATTCATATGATGATGATAATGAAAAAAAATTAATGGATGCAGCACGTTCATTGAAAGAAAAATATTTATATATAGGAGACGATAACAAATTGCATTTTTAAAATTAAAACTATAAAATATGATTAAAAAAATTATATTATCATTATTATTTACGCTTTGTTTTTTGAGTAAAACAATAGCTCAAAGTGGTTGGAAAACTGAAAATTGGTATCAATATCAGGGTCAATCTTGGACTGAATGGCAAGATGTGTTTATGGGTTATGATTTTTTTGGAAATGCAATGTACCAAAGAATGTGCAGAAATACAACCTGGTATAGAGAATATAGATCAGGATATGTGTATTTTTGGGGGCCAAATGGATGGTATACCCAATGGTATGAAGGATATGCTTGGTCTTGCTATTGGTCTAATTGGTATAGATGTAATTAAATATAAAAAACAAAAATGGAACTAAACTACGAATTGACAGACGCAGATATTGCAAAGTTTAGAGAGGAAATCAAGGAATTATTTGATAATAATATTTTAAATAGAATTTCAGACATCTATTCAACTAGAGACCAAGCTGCTCATGAATATTCATTATATCGTAAAAAAAATGTGTCTAAATTCTTAAGAAGCAGACCATCAAAAACTTTAGGAGATGACGTAAATTGGGATGACCTAACAGACCAAGAAAAAGAAGCATGGAAAAGTGTATGGGGGTCAAACATACGCAAATATGGGGTTATGATAAAAGAGTTGGCTGGTGAGTACGAAAAACAACTTGAAGAAGTTGGTGAAGGAAAAATGAAAAATGCTCTTATTGAGACAGTAAATACTTTGTATGATGACTATGATACTTTTCTTGGTCATATAATTGAGCCTGAGAAATACAAATTCGATGAATCTACAAAAAGCTTAAAAAACATTATTAAAGAAAGTTTTAAGTCTATTTTTAAAGAAGCATATCCTGAGGAAGCTAAATTAGTTGCTGTAAATGCTATAGATAATACAGATTCTGAATACATGAAGAAAAGTTTGGAACAAAGAAACCCAAGCTCACAATCAGCTGGAAGCACATTTTTAACACCTATTTCTGTTGATGATTTAAAGATTGCTGATTGGAAACCTTATAATCATCCAAACATTACAAGTCCAGCAATAGCATATAAAGCAGATATTCCAGGAAAGTTGGGTATAGCAGAATTAAAGTTGTTGCCATCAGATTTAAGAGTTAGGTTTCAGCCTGCGCACAAAGGAGCTTCTATGGGTGTGGAAGTGGTTGCGGAAATTCCACAACGTAGTCTTGTGGTAGACCACACAACGTTAATTTTAGGACCATCAAAAGATAATCCAAATAAATTAGTTGTTTGGACATTCTTTCCAGGTGATCCTACATCTCAAAGTGAACCTATTATGATGGATAAAGTAAGAGAAGTTGTTGGAGGAGAAGGGGACTTTGCATACGGAACTGTTGCAGACGCAATAAATATAGGCTTTAATTTTGCTAAAAATGGAGCAATTTAAAAAGTGTTTGAAATAAAATATTTTTTCTTTATGTTTATTTAAAAATTTTTTATGGATAAAGCAGAAAGGATGAATATTTTGGCAGGAACACTACGCTCTAATCTCGCCGAGGCATCAACTATCAAAAAAAAGAAGGGCAAACCATTGGAAGCTATTGAAATAATAGATAAATACGAATATTTGCAAAAAGCATTTAAGCATATAATACTTAATAATAGTTCAAATAACGGCCCTTATCATAATTTAAATCACTTATTGACTGTTCTTAAATATTCTTATTTAGGTGCAGTATCAGAAGGTATTAAAAATGAGAAAGAATTAAAAGAATTATTAATTTCAGCTATATTTCACGATGTAAATCATACAATTGGAAAAGAAAAAGATGATGTAAATGTTCAAAACTCTAAAAACGCAATTAAAAAATTTACCAAACAAGAAGAAATTGATGTTGATTTAGATTATGTGAATAAGTTATTAGACGCTACACAATATCCATATGTAATAGAAAGTAAAGATTTGGATTTAAGACAGAGTATAATTAGAGATGCTGATTTAATGCAGGTTTATGAATACAATTGGATTCAACAAAATATAGCAGGGTTATCTAGTGAGCTTAAAATGGACTTCTTGGATTTTATACAACCTCAAAGGAAATTTCTTGAGTCAGCTACATTTAACACAGATTGGGGCAAAAAAATGTATAAAGATAGATGGAGTGATGTTATTAAACAATATGAAATGCTTGAAAAAGCTTGTAATGTAAAGCTTAAGAAATGATTTTCACAGAAGAAGAGTGCAACACCATTGTTGAGTGGGATTATAAAGAGTGGGTTAGAGTGAGCGAGCTACCTGGTTTAGTTGATTGTGGTATAATGACAAAAATAAATCAAGTATCTGCATCTATACACAAGAAAACATTACGTGGGGGATCTAATAAAATAATGGTAAATCCTAAACACAAAAATATTTTCTTAAAAAATGAATATTATAATAGTGATGATAACACACTCGGCGGAAGATATCAGATTGAGTTTGATAAAAACATGCATTTAGAAGATATTTGCATATATAATGATAAAATTGAATCTTCAGAATTTATAAAAACTCTTGATCTAACTCCTTATATGCTGAATAAGGAGAGAAAAAAATATTTAGGTATAATAAAAATTAAAAATATAACTATTTAATTATCAGCATTTTAAAAAATAATTTTCATTTTTTTAAAAAAAAGTTTTGTTTTTTATGTAACTTTTTATACTTTTGTACGTATAAATAAAAGAAAAACAATTTTTTTAACTATTTAAGATAAAACAAAATGTACGGTTTAAATTTACATATAACGATTAATAATACGATTTGCAATAAAAAGCACATTCGAATGGTCGGGCTATGTATAAACGGTATAGATGAATTAGTTTAATTTAGAAAATACAAAAAGATATACAGAAGCTCGACAAAAATGTCGGGCTTTTTTTATGCTCAAAGGTTTGTGGAAACGTCCAAAGCCTTCCGAAAGGAAAAGATTGAAATATATTCTCCAGTAGCTCAGAGGCAGAGCATTCGACTGTTAATCGAAATGTCGGGATTTCGAAATTCCCCTGGAGAGCAAAAATTGAGATGAAGCTTAAGTGGTATATAGCTACGGCCTGTTAAGCCGAGGAGAGTGGGTTCGAGTCCCTCCATCTCAGCAAGAAAAAGAAAACGTTCTTTGAATTAAATTATTGTCTAAATTGGCTATTTGCAACGCTACTTCTAGCTCTGTTAAAGCCGTGGTCGCAGGTTCGAGTCCTGCTGCGTGTATCCTAGTGAAAAGCGTATAGCTCAGTTGGTAGAGCACGTTTTTGCTTGTAAGGTTTCCAATTTAGACAATTTATATGGTGTATATAGCTCAGTTGGTTAGAGTGCTAGATTGTGGTTCTAGAGGTCATCGGTTCAATCCCGATTATACACCCAAAATGCCGTTATAGCTCAGTTGGTAGAGCGCTTCCGTGGTAAGGAAGAGGTCGTCTGTTCGATTCAGACTTATGGCTCAAATAAAATGCTGATGGAGCACGACTGGTTGTGCAACTGATTTGTAATCAGTAGGTTGTGGGTTCGAACCCCATCTTCAGCTCTAAACATAGACACATAGACAGGTAATTTGTCTATGTTAATAAAAATGAATAAAATGAAAAAGAAAATGAAATATAAGAAACGTTAAGAGGTTTGCATAGACGCATAGTTGCGAGCCTTAATGACTAAATATGGGCTCAAAGCATTGGCGGTGATGCAATAGACTTTTAATCTATGGAATCGGGTTCGACTCCCGCTGGGCCTACAATTTAAATGTATCCATTCGCTTAGTTGGCCGACAGCACCTCACTTTTAATGAGGAGAGTTAATGACTCCGTCGCAGGTTCGAATCCTGCTGGATACACAAAATTTGAAATATTTTAACTTTTTTTATATATTTAAAATTAAAATAGGTTCGAATATGAAAAAGTGTAAAAAATGTGAATTAGATTTTATTCCGTCTAAAGGTTTGATTAATTTTTGTTCTTTGTCTTGTAGAAATAGTAGAGATTGGGATGAAGTTGATAAAGAAAAAAAAAGGATATCAGCTAAATTATCTAATAAAGTTAAAGAAGCTGGAATTAATTTAAGCTTAAGATTGAAAGATGATAGTGATTTAATAAAAAAATGGAAGAATAATGCTTTAAAAAAAAATAAAGAAGCTAATGAAAAGATTTTAAATGAAGAATATAAAAATTTAAGCTTTGAAAGATTAAGAAAAAGAATTATTTTAGAACAAAATGGTAGGTGTAATAATTTAGAATGTGGAATTGATTCTTGGTTAGGTAAAAAAATATCACTAGAGTTAGAACATAAAGACGGAAATAATTTAAACAATTCAAGAGAAAATTTAGAGTGTTTATGCCCTAACTGTCATAGTATAACTGAAACATGGAGAGGTAGAAATAAAAGTAAAAAAAAGAATAAAGTAACAGATGAAGAGTTAGTTTATAAAATTATAGAACATAATTTTAATATACGTCAAGCTTTAATAGATATAGGGTTAACCCCAAAAGGTGGTAATTATAAAAGATGTAATAGATTAATAAAAGAAATTAAAAATTAAATGCGTTTGTAGCTTAGAGAAAGAGCAGTTGTCTCTTAAATAGAGGATCGGGATTTCGAAATTCCCTATGCTCACAAATATAGTGATGTGAATGATTGGTTTAGTCACCAGTCTGATGAGTTAGGCACGAAAGCGCATTCCGCCATCACTACAAAAATAGTCATATAGCTCAGTTGGTTTAGAGCACTGATCTGATACGTCAGAGGCCCCCAGTTCGAGCCTGGGTATGACTACAAATAAGTAGGTTGCGAACGTTTTTGGACAGAGTGTAATTACCGCAAAGCATATTACGCCTATGAAAGAATTAAAATAAATAAAATGGAAGGTGAAATAGACATACACATGGAGAAGTATCCCCTCACTCTTATAAGGTGTAGAAAGGGTAGTTGGTTCACGTGGGTTCAAATCCCACCTTCTCTACTAATTAAATAAAAAAATTTGATTTTTAAATAAAAAATTAATAAATTTGCATACAAATGAAAATGAAAGTTAATAATATGGTTTATGGTTTATGTTCGACAGGATTATCTTGTGGTGCTGAATCTCTATTGTTAGATTTTCGATTGAGTTTGGGTTAATAATTATTGTCATAATTTTGTTTTAAAACCCAAGCAGTAATGTTTGGGTTTTTTTGTTTATGGCTGAGTGATGAAATTGGTATACATGCTAGACTTAAAATCTAGTGAACAGTAATGTTCGTGTGGGTTCGACCCCCATCTCAGCTACTAAAAAAAATTTATATTTATAATAAAAGTGAGCGATGGAAAAAAGGAGGTTTAAAAAATTGGGCGGAGATTTTATCGAAGACTTAAGTGAGTATGTTCTAGAATATGTTCTAAAAAACCCTAACGTTAGTATATATGTAGGGTGTGATTCGGATGAGGTAAATGCATCAACTCTTTGTTATGTTTCAACAATTTGTTTTTATGATGAGCTAAAAAAAGATGGAGTTCATTATATATTTTCAAGAGAATTTGTTGCTTCTAAAAGAAAAATAATTACTAGAACTGGAGATATAAAAGAAGATAAAAAGAGATTAAAAGAAGCAAAACAAGAAAATATATTTAATAAAATTTGGGGTGAAGTAGAAAGACTTGCTGAGATTGGTATTTATTTAGAAGAATTACTTTCAGGTGTAATGACTCCTATTACAATTGAAGAGTTAAAGAGAAAAGGGCTAAGCCCACATCAAAATAAATTAGTTAATATTGATGT